GGGGAAACCATCCTAGTTTTTTGTAAGAATTTCTTGCTGTCTTGGTCCTAGTTGGGGGTAAGGGGAAGTCTTGGAACTCGAACGAAAACGAGATGTGAGATTGGTCAGTCGAGCCATTCGGGAAGGATGGAACGTTGACAAGAAAAAAGTGGTGAAGGCGTTGATGGGAGCGTTGGCCGATCCGGACTTGATGATCGATTCGGCGAAACTTTTGATTGCTGCCGACGCGTTGGATTTGAAGAGGGACGAACTGGAGGCCAAAGAACATGCTGGACTTGAGGAGCGACGACTACAGCTTCTTGAACTCGCTAGACGTGTACCAGCTGGAGAGCTTGCTAAGCTCGCATCCAGCGTTGTCATCGAAACTCCAAAAGACAACGGAAAGCCTAAGCGAAGCCGAGGCGGACAAGGCTAGAAAAGAAGCGAAGCGAGCCAAGCTACGCGATCTCAAGATCCCTCCGCCGGCAAGCGTCGAGCGAAGGCTAAAAGCCGAAACAGATCCTGAGATGTGGCTTGCAACCTACTTCTCAAGTCAATTCGGCGAGGCTTTTACAGGTGACAGGAAGTCGATGTTGCGATCCATCATAGATGCCGCGATGTACGGTGGAGATCAAGCGATCGCTGGTCCACGTGGAGAAGGAAAAACAACCATTGCGACCAGAGCCGCACTTTACCTGATGGTCATGGGGATGAGCACATTCCCAGTCGTCATCGGCAAAAGCCAAGGCAAGTCGCAGCAGGAACTCAAGGACATCAAAGAGCAACTGCAACAGAACGAACTCTTTGTTGCCGACTACCCAGAGATTGGGATTCCGATGCAGGCCGTTGGAGGTTGGTCTAGTCGAGCACGCATGCAGACCGTATCAGGCGTCAACACCAACATCGAACTTGCAGCGGATCACATCGCATTCCCAACGATCGGGCGTTGGCAGCTTGGTCCTGACTGGCCTGAGAGCGTGGTTCCTGCTTCGTGCGGCCAGGTGCTGTACTGCCTCGGAGTCGATGGTCCGGTGCGAGGAACCAAGTTCCGATCGATGCGTCCGACGCTTGCCATCATCGACGACATCGAGGATCGCGAAGCAGCTGCGTCGGATGTGCTCATTGCCAAGAACGAGGAAGTGATCGAAGCGGACATTGCTGGTCTAGGTGCCAGTGCCGAGCGAATCCCTCGCGTCATGCTGTGTACCTGCCAGAATCGACGTTGCATCGCCTATCGGTTTACCGATCCTAAGATCAAACCGTCCTGGAGAGGCAAGCGATACCGCAAGATGGTCCAGCATCCAGACCGTATGGACATGGTTGAGCAGTACATTGATCAGCGTCGCAGTCGAAAGCCCGATGATCCAGACGCACGCGAAGCCTATCGGTTTTGGCGTGACAACCGAAAGATGATCGAGTCGGGATGCGTCGTCAGCAACCCAAACAGCTACTCTCGCAAGCTGCACTCCGATGGCGAGCCATTGGAACTGTCTGCGATTCATGCTTACTACAACCGTGTCGCTGACGTTGGTCCTAAGTCGGTTGCGACCGAGATCGACAACGATCCTCCCGAGGAATCGGGTCCGGTCGGAGCTGGGCTCACCGCAGCAATCGTGCAATCCAGGATGAGTGGACTTGCCAGACGTCAGCTACCCATCAACGCAACAGCACTAACCGCAGCGATCGACCTTGGCAAGTACCGATGCCATTGGGTTGTTACGGCCTGGTGGCACGGTGCTGGCGGTGTTGTCGTCGATTACGGTGTCGCTGAAGTGTACGGAACCGACAAAGGAATGGACGCCGAAGCTTCCGAGCCTGCAATCTATAACGCTTTGCTAAACTGGCGGGACGAACTGCTCCAAAAGAAGTTTGTCGACGGGTCAGGGACCGAGCGAAAAGTGGACTTTTGCATGGTTGACTCGGGATCGTTTACCAACGCGGCTTACCAGTTTTGCCGCGAGGTTGGCGGGGTGTTCCATCCGTCGAAGGGTTACCAACCCTACACGCCAAAGAAGGCGAACACGGCCACAATCATTGCCGGTGCCAACATGCACGCCAGCCGTCTTACATCTGCTGGATTGTGGCTTTACGAACTTGATACAGCCTATTGGAAGCAGTTCGTCCACGAGCGGTTCCTTACACCGACCTTTGACGAGCAAAACATGCTGCGTCGAGGATCTCTGTCGTTGTTCACGCTCGACGGATTGCAGAGACACGCGTCCTACAGCCAGCACATCACCGCCGAGGAGTTCGTTAGCGAGTTCAAAGAGGGCAAGGGAACCAAGCAGTACTGGGCAGTCCGCAACGACAACAACCACTGGCTCGATGCTACCTACATGGCCGCAGCTGCCGGTGAAGCGTGCGGAGTCAAGCTAATAGCTCCATCGGAGATCGAGATTCAGGCAAAGCAACAAGCCGAGAAGCAGAAGCAAGCCAAGCCGGTCGAGTCCAGGCATCAGCACGGAACTCGATTCAAGCAACGTCAGGGTGGGTGGATACCAAAGAGGAGAGGGTGATGGCAAGGAAGAAACAGCGACCTCAGGAGTCACAAGAAACGCAAACGATCGAGGCACCCGTTGCCGAGGTTCCTGTTGAGCCTCGTCGATTCATGCCACGCGATTGCACGTTGTGCGTGACGCGTCGAAAGCCAGGCGAGAGCTACGTCCGAGTGTACAGCAAACACGGATCAATTCGCTATTGTCGGTGTGGCATGTGTGGCAACACCTGGGCACAGGAAGGATAAAGTTTTTCTACGTTTGCAACCTGCATAGCAATTGCAAATAGACGCACTAGGCATGCCATGTGATCCTTGATGCATGGCATCTGCTGCAAGCCTTCTTGTACAAATCGACGCTGCGATCGAAGCACTTCTCACCGGAGGTGCGTCGTCGTATTCCATTGGATCGCGAAGCGTTACCAAACTCGACCTTGCGAGCCTCTTAAAAGAGCGTCGCATGTTGCAGACTCAGGTTGAGCGAGAGAGTGGATCTGGCGGTTTCTCCCTTGGCAAACTGTCGAGGCATCGCCGATGATCGCAGGACTGATCGATTCAATCGTTTCTGCCATCGATCCGCTCGCTGGCGTCCGTCGCTTGCAAGCTCGAAAACTCATGCGTTCCTATCAAGGGGCCGAGCCATCCAGAGTCAGCAGCAACCGCGTTCCAAAGAACAACCCAGCCGACCAGGAACTGCTTGGTCCGTTCGGAGCCGATCGCCTTCGAGCATGGGGCCGCGATCTAGTCCGCAACAACGCTTACGCATGGGGCGTCGTTGATACGATCGTTTCGTCGGTCGTCGGTTGCGGCATCAAAGCACAGTCTACGTTTGAAACACCACAGGGCGACGACGTCGAAGCCATCAACGACGAGCGAGACAAAATCTGGTCGGAGTGGGCTGAGGTCTGCGAGATCAACGGCCAGTACACGCTCGACGAGATGCAGTCGCTGGCACAGCGTGAAATTGTCGAAGCTGGCGAAGTGCTGATTCGCATAGTCCGACTTCCATCTAGCGAATACCGAGGCATCTATCGGCCAGTCCCATTGGCACTCGAACTGATCGAGGCGGATCGACTTGCCGGCGACAAGGACAACTACGCGGCACACCTCGACAACTCCACTGGCAATCGCATCGTCCGAGGCGTCGAACTCGACGATCTTGGCCGACCCGTTGCCTACTGGATCTACAAGGACCACCCGCTCCAACCTTGGTCATTCACCAGGACACCAGAACGCATCGCAGCCAACGAGATCCTGCACCTGTACCGCCACGATCGAATCGGCCAGACCCGAGGCGTCTCGTGGTTTGCACCGGCACTGAGTTGGATTCGCGACCTTGGCACCTACGTTGACAACGAACTTCAAGCCTCTGCGGTTGCATCCTGCTTCACCGTCGCCATCAAGACCGAAACACCCATCGGATCGCTGTCCGATCCTGATGGTGGAGATTCAGTCGACGCAGCCGGGAACAAGCTTGACTACCTCGAACCAGGTCAGATCGTGCGATTGTCGCCAGGCGAATCGGTTGAAGGGATCAACCCAGGCCGACCGACTGCTGGAGCAGAACCGTGGATCGCTCTCATCCTCCGAGGCATCGCGGTTGGAACAGGGCTATCCTACGAAACCGTTGCTCGCGACTACAGCCAAACATCCTACAGCTCGTCCAGAACCAGCCAGCTTGAGGATCGTCGTCGATTCCGATGCTGGCAGCAGTACCTCATTCGGCACTTCCTCCAACCCACCTGGGACGCGTTTTGCGACGCCGCGGCACTCAGCTCCCTGCCGGCGTTCCCCTCCTCCGCCGATCTGCTTAGTGATCGTCGCAGAGCCGTTCCGGTGGAGTGGCAGACGCCAGAGTGGGAATGGGTCGATCCCCAGTCTGAGCAAGCCGCTGCAAAGGACGCGATCGAGAATTTCATGTCCACCTACCAGACCGAACTCGGTCAGCGTGGCAAGTCATGGCGATCTGTTTTCTACCAGCAATCCAAAGAGCGTCGCCTCATGGAGCAGCTCGGGCTCAAGACCTTGCAGCAGCAGCAGGTCGACGTATCAGCGGCTCAATCCTCGATGGCGGCTCCCAGCGAGCCAACACCGATCGGAAGCGGCGAGATGATGGGCCTGTCAACTCTCCAGTTCAACCGCAACCGCAAAGCGATCGCCAAGACGCTGGACGATCTCGCCAACGGAGTCATCGGCGAAGCAACTGCCAAGGTTTTCCTGTCATCAATCGGCATGAACGACGCCAACGCACAAGCACTCATCGATGACGCAAAGGATGGATCTGTCGACACTCTGCCAGCCGAGGTGCCTCAATGACACTTGCCGAAATAAACGCAATCCGTCGCAAGAAGATTGCACAAGCGATCGCAAAGAACGATCCAACGCCAGTCATCCAGCGACAGTTTGGAGTCATCAAGGACGGCAAGGCAGTCATCGCCACCGAGACTCCTGTCATGGTCTACGACGAGGCCAGGCGTCAATGGGTCGCTCAAGTTCTGCTCATGAACGGAGTGCGATTCCGACAGGATCGCAATCAGCTACCGATCGTCGACAGCCACAACGATCAAACCGTTCGCAATGTCTTTGGTTCCATCCGATCTATCAAGATCGAGGGCGATGCACTCGTTGGACTCCCCGAGTTTGCGAGCGACGACGAAAGCCAAAAGATTGCGACCAGATACAACGAGGGACACCTCAACGACTTCAGCATTGACGCACAAGTCCTCGCACGACAGTACGTGCCAGAGGGTCAACGATACACGACTCCGAGTGGGAACGTGATAGATGGACCAGCGGAGATTGTCACCGCGTGGGAGCCACACAACGCTTCGATCTGTGCAACGGGTGCAGATCCAAATTCTACTGTTCGTCGGTCTAGCGACCGGGAAGGGATTACGAGAATGGACGAGGCACTCATGGCCGCAGTTCAAAAACTCGGCGTGCCGGAAGGTATGACCGATCCAGTTCAAATCATCACGTTTCTTGCTGGTGCAGCCGGCTCGGAAGCGATCGAGGCACCAGAGATGCCAGAGATCGAATCGATGTATGAAGACAAACCAATGGAGGGCGAAGCGGTTCGAGCGGATGCCGAAATGGTCGCCGCTGCACCATCTCAAGAAGAAGCGGTCAAGGCCGAGGTTGCACGCCAACTCGCTGCCGAAAAGATCCGCCGCCAAACCATCATCAATGACGTGAAGCTCGCGAGACAAGATCGGGCACTCGCAGACAAGCTCATCGATGACAACGTTTCCGTTGCAGATGCCCGACAGGAGATTATTCGACGAATGG